TTAGCTTGTGATGAGAAATTGAGACGGGATGTCAATTTTCCTCATCACGTAAAAAATATACTTGGCCGTAATCTTAAAGGTGCCCTTCAGATGATGTATCGTGCTTTAGGCACTGATAAGGATCTTGGAAAATACGTCTGGAGCTGGGATCGTGGGATAGATAATTTCGAATATCGTATGACTTCATCTGCTGGAGTTAGGCCTGGTAGGGATACTCAGGTCAAGAAAAATGGCGTCACTTATACTTATACTGTTGGTGGTGCAAAGGGTCTCCAGCTTCCTTTTTCTAGGACGGTTATTGAGGATGCCATGATGAACTTTTTTAAAGAGGGTGAACTTAAGCTTCCCCAGGTTGTCAATGCTGTCGGCTTGAAGAAGGAGATGCTTTATACTGCTGAGGAAGATGATAAAACTGCATTGAAAATGCAAGATAAAATACGTTATATTTGGTTATCTGAGACTTTGGAATTTCTTATGGCTGCTTCTGTCCAGGGATTTAGGCAGAAGTTTGAGCGTAGAGGTCCTATTTTAATAGGTACTAAATTTTCCCATGGTGGTGCATATGAGTTTGCAAAAAAATGTTTTTATGATGACCCTCGTTATTTTTGGATTCAGGGTGATTTTTCATCTTATGATTTGTCTATTAAACGTTTTTTGCTTAATTTTTTCGCTATGGAAAATTTGCGGTATTATGACAAGGGTTCTTTCCCTGGTCGTATGTGGGACCTTTTTGTTGCTTTTAATGAGTGGGTGGCGCATAATTTAGGTTATAAACTAGTTAGAAAGCCTAATGGTGAGTGGGGTTTCCTCGATGGGTCCATGGGGTCTGGTTCATATATGACTTCTCATGGTGATTCTTGGATACTTGCTTTTCTTTTTTTTTGCTGGATAAATACTATTTGTACATCTATTGAGGAAGGAGATGAGTTGTACAGGGATGTTATGGCTTGTCTTATTGGTATTTTTGTTTTTGGAGATGATTTTATTCTTTATTGTCTTCGTAAATATAGACACATAATAAACAAGGATACTTTTTCGGCTTGGATGAAAACATTTGGGATGCAATTTAAGGAACTTGAAGAGAAAGATATTTTTTTATCTGTTCCTGATAGTGAATGCATGCTTGTTCAAAAAAACGTTAAATTGTTGCAGCATTATTTTGTGTCATCAAAAAGAGTTGATGCTGATGGTATACTTGGCCTTCCTGATGTTCTACCCTGGAAGGATTCTCAGCGTATTATGGCCCGGTGCGTGTATGGTAATGGAGAAAAGAGATCAATACTTGATTATGCCATATCAGCAATCGGGAATGTGTATGCTAGTCATGGCACAAATGAATTAGTTTATAATTTCTATCAATATTTGTATGATAATATTGTTGGGTATGTTGGCCTCTATCCTGGTTGGATAGAGGAGTATGTTAGAAATGCCTCTAATGGTGAACAGGTTTCTGGCATGCTTAGGAAAAGTAGAATTACAGCTGAGGAACTTGCAGGTGGTTTTCCTACGAGACAGCATCTTTTAAAAAGGAATATTTATGTTAAGATGAAACAC